CCTCCCGAACCGGTCCGAGGACTACACCCTTCGCTCTCTGCGCCCCACCCACGGCCCCCAGGGCGCACCGGAGGCCGTGCCCGACGACATAAGCGCTCTGACCAGCGAGGGCGCAGCAGGGCGCACCACAGGCGAGGCACAGGCGACCCCCGGCGAGGCGCAGGCGAACAAGAGGCACGACGGGGGCGACACCGACCGTCGCAGGCTCGCCTTCGACCTGTACTTCGACCTTCGCGGGAACGGCCCGGCCCCCTCACAGAACGCCTTCGAGAAGGCCTGGCGCGATGCCGGATACGGGCTGAAGACCGACGACATCCGCGCTCTCTACAAGGACATCCACACCAAGGTCACCGGCAACAACCCGTAACCACCAACCACCTGACCCTTCCGAAGGAGGATCGCCATGAACAGGCAGCAGCCCACCGACCGATACACCCTCGCCGCGATCGTCGTGGCCGCTGTCCTGGCGGCCTCCCTCGCAGCCACCTGGATCCCCGCCAACCTCACACCCGGACCCCTCCTGACCTGGGCAACCGTCTACACCAGCGCCGTCATGGGCCTCGCCAAAGCCGTCCACCTGCCCCCCGCCCGCACCCTGTTCGCCGCCGGCCTCCTCACCGCCGCCGCCCTCCACCTCACCCTCACCGGCCTGCGCAACGCCCTCGACCAGGCCCTCACCGGCCTCGCCTACCTGCAGAACACCGGCCTCGCCAAGCTCGCCACCCCGACCCCGAAGGCGGCCTGACACCGATGAGCTTCGACCTCGAACCCGCCCGCGCCTTCCCCGCCCACCCCGGCGTGTACGACGTGACGACGATGACGACCCCCACCACCACCCACCCCGCAAACCTGCAAAACCGCAGGTCAGCACACATCGTGGTGCCGTCGTCGTCGTCATCGTCGCCGCGATCGTCACGCCAGGTGGGGCTGCGCTGCGCCGACTGGCTCGTGCGGACCGGCCGGTGGATCGCCCGACGCCGCTACGAACTCATCCCCGTCACCGCCACCAGCAGCCTCACCGTCCTCGGCCTCGCCCAGGACAGCGTCCTCGCCTCCGTCTGCTACGGCCTCCTCGGTGCCGGATCCGCCGCCGGCACCGTCCTCGGCATCAAGCACAAGAGCGAAACCATCACCCACGCCGCTGCGGGCGCCACCGTCGTCTTCGCCGACATCACCACCGCCTCCGCCACCGGCCCGTCCTGGCCCACCCTCACCGCCTGGGCCATCTCCACCGGCATCGGCTACTGGGCGTTCGGACCGTGGCTCACCAACCAGCGCAACGCACGACTGAAGCTCCACATCGACACCGTCAAAGCCAAGGGCGCCCTCCCCGCCGCGATCGGTATGGAAGCCGCAGACCCCGGCCTGACCGGCTTCACCCCCGAAGAGACCGCACTGCGGCGCGCCCTGCACGCCCTCACCGGGTACGCACCCCGCGAGATCCCCGCCTTCCACCACACCCCCGATGGCGGATTCGTCGCCCGCGTCCGCATGCCCGCTGGCCGCAACACCAGCCCCGACGCCCTCATCCGCAAGCGCGACCAGCTCGCCGCGAACCTCGCCATGCCCGGCGACCTGCAGCTGTCCAAGACCGGATCCGACGAACTCCTCGTCCGGCTCATTGCCACCGACATCCTCGCCGGCACCATCCCCTACAGCGACGACGGCGCAACCTCCATCGCCGACCCCCTGCGCCTTGGCGTCGACGAGCACGGCCAGCCCGTCCACATCAACCTGCTCTACCGGCACACCCTCGTCGCCGGCGCCTCCGACTGGGGCAAGTCCGGCATCATCAACCTCATCATCAAGCGGCTCGCCCGCCGCGCCGACGTCGACATCTACGGCATCGACATGAAGCCCGGATCCGTCGAACTCGGACCCTGGGAGCCGCTGATGAAGAAGGTCGCCAAGGGCCCCGAAGAAGCCCGCGCCCTCCTGGACTGGCTGGGGGAGGAGTCCCAGCGCCGCGGCCGCATCCTCGCCGACCTCTCCGCCAAGGAACTCGCCGCCGGACGCGAACCCGTCCGCAAGTGGATCCCGGGCGTCCACGGCAACGCCATCGTCGTCATCACCGACGAACTCGCCGAACTCATCCGCCAGGACGAAGTCCTCCGCAAGCGCGAAGCCGAAGAACGCAAGATCACCATGAAGGGGATCAGCGCCGAAGACCTCGAGGCCATGGACATCGACGACCTCATCCCCCGCCAGCCCGTCGCCACCCAGTACGAATCCCGGCTCGCCATCGACCGGTTCCTCGCCATGTCCTACGTCTCCGCCACCCAGCAGCCCTCCCGCAAGGTCTTCGGCGGATCCACCGACGCCCGCGGCAACTACGCCAACCGCCTCTCCACCCGCACCGGCGAAGCCGGCCACGCCCCGTTCATCTTCGGCCAGGGCTGCCAGGCCAAGGGATGGCGGCCCGAAGAACTCGACCTGCCCGGCAAGTTCCTCCTCGCCACCCCCGAACCCGAAAACGAGCGCCCCCGCGAGTGCCGCGCCGAGTACGTCACCGACGCCGACATCGCCGCCGACGTCTCCCACCTCCACGCCCGCGCCATCCGCCACACCACCCAGCCCACCCCGAGCAACCCCTACGACGAATACACCGCCCCCACCCCGAACCTGGCCAAGACTCCGCAGCCCGAGCCGCTGTACTACCCCGACGGCAGTCCCGTCGGCCGCGACGAATGGCCCGACCTGTACCGCGCCTTCCAGCGCCTCGGCTCCGCCACCAAAGACGAACTCACCCAGGCAGGCAACTACTCCTCCCGCGACACCGTTCGCCGCGCCCTGGAGACCTGGGCCCAGCACGGTGTCCTGGGCCGCAAGGAAGGCCGCGCCACCCGCTACTACCTGCCCGACCACAACAACGAAAGCGAGTAATCGTGCCGCTCACCTTCCGCAAGAGCTTCCGGCTCCTGCCCGGCGTCCGCATCAACCTCAACGCCCGCTCCTGGTCCGTCACCGTCGGCCCGAAGAACGGGCCCAAGCGCACGTGGTCCAGCACCGGCCGCACCACCACCTCCTACGACCTGCCCGGCCCCTTCGGCTACAGGTCCACCCGCACCCGCCGACGCAGCCGCTAACCCACCCACCCCACACCGACAGGAGACCGACCGCCGTGACCCACCTGCCCGAGCCCGACGCGCGGCAGCCCCACGCCCCCCAGGCCGGGCAGCCCACCCCCGACGCCCTCGCCTTCCTCGCAGACGTCGAAGACGCCCTCGCCCAAGCCGCCAAGCCCGAGATCCCCACCCCGACCTCGTACCGCGACCACACACCCGTACCCGCCTACGGAACCACCCCGCCCGTACCCCAACCCGACAACCGGATCGTCCCCCAGTGGGCCGCCGGAGTCGCAGTCGCCTCCATCGGTGTCGGCGCCGGCGTCACCGGCCTCGGGTGCGGCGCCTGGCTCGTACTTCAGGGCCTTTCCTCCGTGACCCTGCTCGGCGTCCTCGCCATCGCCGCCCCGTTCGCCGGCATCGCCACGGTGGTTACAGCCATCGGAGCAGCCCTCTCCAAGGCCCGGTCGGCGTCGACCACGAACGTCTACCAGGGCACCGTCCGCGTGGATGCCCGCACCGTGAACAGCACCAACCGCGGCGTGTGGGCCAGCACCCGCAACCAGCTGCCCTCCGGAACGGCGGACAACCGATGACCCTGACCCCCTGCGCAGTCACCACCTGCACCCAAGACCTGCTCATCACGGAGCCGCTCGCCCTGTGCCGCGAACACGCTCTCATCGTGTCCCTGAACGTGACCGACATCCTCCACGCCAACGCCCGCACCGCGCTGACCACCACCGAGGCCGACGTCGAACGCGTCAGACGCGCACCCGACACCGTATGGAAGCGCCCCTCCCACACTCCCGTCGTCTACTTCCTCGTCAACGGCGACCGAGTCAAGATCGGAACCAGCACCAACGTCACCGCCCGAGTCGGCGCGCTGGCACTCCGCAAGTCCAACGCCGCACTCCTCCTCCAAGGCGGAAACGACCTCGAGGACGCACTGCACCAGCACTTCGCATCCGACCGGATCGGCAACACGGAGTGGTTCCACCTCTCGCCCCGGATCCAGGGCTACATCGCCCGCCGGAAGGAAGCCGACGCAGCCCTACGCCAGCCCAGACTGGCCAAGGACGCCGACAACAAGACCGTCATCCCCGCCCCACGCGCGACCCTTCCCGTACGGCAGCCCACAGCGCTGGAGAAGATCCTCGAGACGCTGACCGCCTTCGTAAGCGGTGATCAGCCGTACATGCACAAGGACCAGATCGGCTACCTGGCCGAGCTGAAGGGCTCCACCCTGCACAACGCCCTCACCGACCTCACCAAGGAAGGCCGCATCCACCGCGGCCCCGCCCGAGGCACCTACGGTCTCGGCCCCGAACCCACCACCGACAGCACAGAGGAGTAGCCCCAGGGGAAGCGCCTCTGACAAACCACGCCCCATACGCCACGATCAGAACAGCACGGCCCGGACCGCCTCAGTACCGGTGTCCCCGCGCCCTACCGAGCACCGGGCCGTGCACAAGACCCGCCCGGCATACCCGCATCCCCCCTCGGGTACAACGGGCCCCAGCCGGCCTCGTGATCGCCCCCAGCCTTCACGGGGCCGGCCCACGTCTAGGCCTCCGGATGCTCCCGGAACCACGCCACCATCCGCTGCAACGGCAGACCCACCGCCAGGCTGTTCCCCTTCGCCCCCAGATTGTCCCGGCCGAAGTGATCCGCCTGCTGTTCCGCCTGATCCACGTCAGCGATCGGCTGCGCATACACGGTCGGATCCTTCGCCTTCATCGCATCCCGCACCCGTACTGCGGCCGCCAACTTCCTGGTCATAAACGCCTGGCAGTCATCCGCATCCGTACACCCCGACGCCGTCGCCCTCTCGTACGCGGCCAACGCAGCCCGCGGCGACACGACCGCCTTCGACGGCGACGCAGACGCACTCGCCGACGGCTTCCCATCACCCCCACCACCGCCACCACCGCACCCGGACAGAACCAGCACCGAGGCCACCAGCAGACCGGCAACCCGTCCCCAACGCACGTCACTCATGGGCCGCATCGTCCACCCCAACCCCCACCAGGGGGAACAGAACTGCGGAAATCGGCGATCATCCGAAACAGGCGCGGGGCCTGACAACCACACAAGCGGGAGCCCCACCGCCATGGCCTGGTCCAAGTACAAGCTCGATGAAGTAGTCGTCCGCCGCACCAAGCTGCTCAAGCTGCGCCGCGAAGGCGTCCGCTACGACGACGAACGCGTCGAAGCCCTCGGCTACAGCAGCCCCGACGCCGCCCGCAAAGACCTCCACCGCGCCCTCGAAGCCCACCGCAACGCAGAAGCAGCCGAGGTCGGCATCTACCGGCAGCAGGAAAACGAACGCCTGGACGCCCTCCTCGAGGCCGCGTGGCCACGCGCCACCAAGCCCTCACCGGTGTTCGACAAGGAAGGCAACGTCATCTCCGAGGAGCTGGACATGCGGGCCGTCGATACCGTCCTCCGCCTCATGGACCGCCGCGCCAAACTCAACGGACTCGACATGCCCGTGAAGGCGGAACTGTCCGGCCCGGACGGCGGAGCCATCCCGTTCAGCAGCGGCGAAGCATCCGAACTCCTGGCCCTGATCGGAATCACCGACGCAGGTGAAGCACCTGGACCGGATCAGGAGGACGACAGGACCACCAACGATGACGACAGCGTCTGACCGACAGGCAGAGATTGAGGCTGTCTACCGTTCCCTGCCTGCAACGGAACGACGCCGGGTTGCTCAGGAGGCCACGCCGGAACTCCGGGCAAAGCTGGTCGCCATCGAGCGGCAGATGGCCATGGACCGCTCCCCGGGCGCCCTGGCCGCTGTCCTCACCGAGCGCAGGGAGAAGCAAGCCCCCCACCTCGACATGATCGACAGCGCGTTCCGTCGGATCGCAGCAGGCGAGAAGCTGCAGGTGATGCTGACCTGCCCACCCCGTCACGGCAAATCCCAGCGTGCCTCCCGCTGGGGGCCGCTCTGGTACCTACGCCGACACCCCGAGCACCGCGTCATGATCGCCTCATACGGTGCCGATCTCGCTGACGACCACGGCCGGTGGGTCCGTGACCAACTCAAGGAGTACGCCGGCGTCCTCGGTATCAAGCTGCACCCGGCCTCCCACGCCGCAAACCGATTCGACCTCGAGCAGAAGCGTGGCTCGAGCGTCCGAGGCGGCATGGTCACCGCCGGTGTCGGGGGTGGTTTGACCGGAAAAGGCTTCAATTTGGGCATTATCGATGACCCCTTCAAAGGCCACGACGACGCCGCCAGCCCCGCCCAACGCGACCGCGTCTGGGAGTGGTACCGGTCCGTGTTCTTCACCCGCCGCGCCCCCGGCGCCTCCCTGATCCTCATCAACACCCGCTGGCACGAAGACGACCTCTCCGGCCGGCTCCTCAAGAACGAACCCCACCGCTGGCTCCAGATCGATCTACCCGCCATCGCCGACAGCCCCAACGACCCCCTACACCGCGACATCGGCGACCCCCTGTGGCCCGAGCAGTACGACGCAGCCGAACTTGCCGACATCCGCGAATCCGTAGGCGAACGCGTCTGGTACGCCCTCTACCAGCAAAAGCCCCGCCCACTCGAGGGCGGCGTGTGGAAGTGGGGGTGGATCACCAGCAACCGCCTCGACACCAAGGCATGGCCCGGCGTCACCCCCACCCGCGTCGTCGTCGCCGTCGACCACGCCGGCGGCGACTCCATGCGCAACGACGAAGTCGGCCTCGTCTGCGCCGCCCGCGACGCCACCGGAGAGATGTACGTCCTCGACGACCGCTCCCGCACCATGGGAGCCGACACCTGGGGCACCGAGGTCTGCCAGCTCGCCATCGACCGCCAAGCCGACGCGATCATCGTGGAGAACAACTTCGGCGGCGACATGGCCCGCCAGATCGTCACCCAGGCCTGGTCCGAGCTGTCCCGCGAGGGTGAGACCAAGGGCATGCTGATGCCGTCGATCATTGAGGTGCGCGCCAAGCAGGGCAAACGGCTCCGTGCCGAGCCGATCGCCCAGCTGTACTCCCGGGGCCTGGTCCATCACGTCGGCGAGTTCACCGAACTCGAGGGTCAGATGGTCACCTGGATCCCCGGCATGGACTCCCCGGACCGCATGGACGCCGCCGTGCACGCCCTCACCGAACTCGCCGACCCCTCTCAGCACGGTCTCGGCACCCAGAACTACAGCGACCAGCGGCTCCGCGGCCGCCGATAGCAGAGGGAACCCGTACGCCCCGCGCCCGTACCCTGATGATCAGGCGCGGGGCCTGCGAGCAGAGGGGTTCTCTGGTGAGCTTCGTGTCCGGCCTGCGCAAGGTCGTCATCGACGGCTGGTCATGGCTCAACTACAAGCCAGTGTTCAGCGACCCCCGCGGCATGCCCAACCGCCGCGCGTTCCCCGAAGCGCAGGCGTCCTGGGTGCCGGCTGAGGACGAACGCCGTCTCGCCGCATACAAGCTGCTCACCGCCTACGACCAGAACCAGGCCGCCGAACTCGCCGCCATATTGGACGGGGAGACCGCGAGGGAACGCCGCGAGTTCGGCGACCCCGCCATGTTCATCGAAACGGTGATGGCGCACGTCCTCGGCCGGGAGCAGCACATCACCGTGCCCGGCGCAGAATCCGACACCGCCCAGCCCACCCCCGACGAAGAAATGGCCTCACGGGTACAGGACCTGCTGCGCGAGTGGGCCGACGACGAGCTGCTGCCCATGCGGATCCAGCAGGCCGAACGCAAAGCCGTCGCCCTCGGGGACGGCGTGTACCGGATGGCGTGGGATCCGGCCAAGCAGCGGCCCACCGTCCGCGCCGTCGACCCCGGCTTCTACTTCCCCGTCATCGGTGAGGACGACGACGGAGGCGAGTTCCCGCAGCGGGTGCACTTCGCGTGGGAGCTGCCCGAGGACCCCAAGAAGGGCCTCAAGCCCCGTCTGCGGCGCATCACCTACGATATTGCCCCCATCGGCACGGCGACCTCCACCGGTGTCGACGGCTCCGGCCGCGCCCTGCGCGTCCCCCTCACCACGGAGGGACCCGACGGCGAAACCGTCCCCGCCATCGGCCAGGGCGACACGCTCACCG